GCTACCCATCAAAATGCTTATGCGTGATGCTACTCGAGGCAAGTCCAAAATGTCAGAGGCAGTGGTTAACACTGTTGCCTCTGATGTTAAGGATGGTTTAGATAAGCAATTCAATGGTGAGCCACGAAGTAAGTTTAAACTTAGGATGTCTAACATTGGACGCCCTAAGTGCCAACTGTGGTTTGAAAAGAATAAGCCTGAAGAGAAGGCTCCTTTTCCTGACCAGTTCATGATGAACATGATGCTAGGTGACATAGTTGAGGCTGTGTTCAAGGGTATTCTACGCGCATCAGGTGTAGACTTTAAAGACAGCAATATTGTTTCCCTCGACTTAGGGGGTGACAGACGCCCAATTAAAGGTGAGTATGACTTAATTATGAATGACAGGGTTGATGATGTTAAGTCTGCATCTGACTACTCTTACACACATAAGTTCGTTGATCTTGAAACACTACAAGACAATGACCCATTCGGCTACGTAGCTCAACTTGTAGGCTACGCTGTAGCAGCAGGTAAGAAGGTAGGCGGCTGGTGGGTAGTCAACAAAGCTAATGGGCAGCACAAGTATGTGTCAGCTAAACACGTGGATGTTGAGGCAGTCCTAGATAAGATACGTGAAACGTATGACTACCTAGAGAATGATGAACCTCTTCAACGACAGTACACGGATGAGCCAGAGACATACCGTAAGCAGACTACAGGTAACAGAGTGCTATGCAGGGAGTGTAACTTCTGTTCGTTCAAGAGATCTTGTTGGCCTGACTATCAAGAACTACCTTCTAAGACTTATCAAGGCAGAAAGACGCCTCCTACAGTATCTTATACTCAAATAGCATAAAGGAAAAAGTATGACTAAAGTTACACTAGACGATATTGAATATGATTCTGATGACTTTTCAGAAGATCAGACCAATCTACTTAACGAGATACAATACAACGGGTCTGTAAAAAGACAACTAGAGTATCAACTGCACAGCATAACTACTGTAGGCAGTATACTAGTTGATCGTCTAAAGAAGGCTCTGGTTAGTGAAACTATTCCAGACGAAGATGCCGAAACCTAAGAGGCGTCACGCTAAAGCTAAGTACAGGAGTGGTCTTGAGAAAAGCACTGCTCTTGTACTTGCTGAGTGTCAAAAGGCAGTTCGGTATGAACAGTTAAAGATAGAATGGGAAGACCTACGCTATCGCACTTACACCCCTGACTTTCAGCTAGACAACGGTATCTTTATTGAAACTAAAGGTATCTTTGATAGTGAAGACAGACATAAGCATCTTCAAGTACGAAAGCAACACCCTGAGTTAGACATTAGATTTGTCTTTAGTAACTCTAGGAGTAAGCTATACAAAGGTTCTAAGACTACTTATGCATCTTGGTGTGAGAAGAATAACTTCTTGTATTCAAATAGATTAATACCTAATGATTGGTTGACAGAGAAAGGTTTCTGTGTTAAGCATAAAGTCATACCTCTTAAGACAGAAAGGAAAGATTGATGCCATATGAAGTAGGTGTAGAAGATATTGCTTTGCTCATCAGGCCACTAGGAAATGGGCGCATTGAGACTTGTATCTACAAAGACCCTGATAACATTCTTGATGAAGATGAACTAGATGAAGCTTTACAGGTTGCAGTAACTATGAGTGCATTTTTTGAGTTAGCACTTGATGACAGCACAGGTATTATGGAAACTTTAAAAGAACAACTAAACGATAAGATGCATGAGATTATGTCTATGAACTCATCAGAATATGAAGATGATGTTGTACCTCTGTACACCTCTGAAGGTAACGTGTTACGCATAAATAGATTCACAAAGACAAAGGGTAACTGTTAGTATGATTGATATGGTAAAAAATCCACCACACTACAATAAGGCAACTATTGAGTGCATTGATGCTATGAAGGCTATGTCACAAGGCTCCTACGTAGAGCCACACCAAGCTTACTGCTGGCAAAATGCATTTAAGTATCTGTGGCGTTGGCCTTACAAGAATGGGATAGAAGACTTACAGAAAGCACGTTGGTACATTGACCGCCTTATTGAGGAGCTAGAGACTGATGAGTAGCAAAAAGTTTAGTGCAACTTTTGTGGTGAAGGTAGAGGATAAGAATAATATATTATCTTCTCATGAGATGCATCACAATGAGGACATCAGGGACTTAATTGAGAATTTAGTTTTTGACATAGATGATGTAACAATTTTTAACATAAACGTAAGAGAGCATGGATAACAATGAAAAGTAATTATCTACCTACAGACTACCAGACTTTTATTGCCACTAGCCGTTACGCACGATGGCTAGATGAGGAGGGCAGACGAGAGACATGGGGAGAGACTGTTGATCGTTACGTAGACAACATTCTAAGACCTGTCGTTAAGACAAAAAAAGACTTAGAAGAAATACGAGATCACATACTAGAACTACAAGTTATGCCTTCTATGAGGTCACTCATGACTGCAGGTAAAGCAGCAGCACGTGATAATACTTGTATGTATAACTGTAGCTACCTACCTGTGGATGACCCTAAGTCATTTGATGAAGCTATGTTTATCCTTCTTTGTGGTACTGGTGTTGGCTTCAGTGTAGAGAGGCAGTTCATCAGTAAGCTCCCAGATGTGCCACAACTCTTTGAGAGCGATACTTGTGTTGTCATCAAGGACAGCAAGGAAGGGTGGGCGAAAGGTCTTAGACAAGTTTTGGCACTCCTCTGGGCTGGTGAGATCCCTAAGTGGGACATTAGTAAGGTTCGTCCTGCTGGTTCAAGACTAAAAGTATTTGGTGGTAGAGCCTCTGGCCCTGCTCCCTTGATTGATCTGTTTAACTTTGTGGTTACTACATTTAAAAAAGCATCAGGCCGTAGGCTCTCTAGTATTGAGTGTCACGATATAATGTGTAAGATAGGCGAGGTAGTTGTTGTAGGCGGTGTAAGACGTAGTGCTATGATCTCATTGAGTAACTTATCAGATGACCGTATGCGACACGCTAAGTCTGGTAACTGGTACGAAAATGATCCTCATAGAGCCTTATCTAATAACTCTGTGGCGTACTCTAGGAAACCTGATAGCATGGAGTTTATGCGGGAATGGACATCCTTGATGGAGAGTGGCAGTGGAGAGCGTGGTATATTCAATCGTCAGGCTAGTGTTAAACAGGCAGCTAAGAATGGTAGGCGTGATTCTAACTATGATTTTGGCACTAATCCTTGCTCTGAGATAATCTTAAGGCCCAATCAATTCTGTAATTTATCTGAGGTAGTTATAAGGGCAGCAGATAATATAGATGATATTGCACGTAAAGTCCGTGTCGCAACCATCTTGGGTACAATACAAAGTACTTACACGCACTTCCCCTATCTAAGAAAGATCTGGCACACCAATACTGCAGAAGAAAGATTGCTTGGTGTATCACTTACTGGAATAATGGATAACCCTTTGATGACTACAGCTAATAAAGGTTTACCTGAGACATTGGAGTACTTAAAAAATGTTGCTGTTTCTACTAATGCTAAGTATGCTAAGTATCTTGATATCCCTGTTGCTGCTGCAATCAATTGTGTTAAGCCTTCCGGAACAGTCTCCCAACTGGTTGATTCAAGCTCTGGCATTCATGCTCGTCATAGCAACTATTATATTAGGACTGTACGGGGCGGCAATGAAGACCCACTAACTAGGTTTATGGCTGATCAAGGTATACCTAATGAGCCTGATGTAATGAAGCCAGATGCTACTACAGTATTTAGTTTCCCTATGAAAGCTCCAGATAAGGCTGTACTGACTGCTGATATGTCTGCTATAGATCAGCTAGATATGTGGTTAATGTATCAAAGACATTGGTGTGAACATAAGCCATCAGTAACGATTAACGTAAAGAAAGACGAATGGTTTGAGGTGGGTGCTTTTGTTTACAAAAACTTTGATGAGATGTCTGGTGTTTCTTTCTTACCTTTCAATGATCACACATACCAACAAGCACCTTATCAAGAAGTAGACAAAGAAGCTTACAACAATCTTAAAAAGATCATGCCAAAAAGTATTGATTGGACTAAGCTCTCAGAGTATGAACTAGAAGACAGTACGTCTGGTATGCAAACATTAGCCTGTAGCGGGGATGTTTGTGAAGTAGTAGATATTAATTAAAGCAACAGGTACTGAGTTATGCTGTGATAGTATATGCTCAGTACCTACTTTCTTATAGGAAACACAATGTATGTATATTTAGTGGTACTAATGTTAAACGGAACTTATGCAGTACACACACCTAATACTGTTTTTTCAACAAAACAATTGTGTATTCTATATAAAGAACTAGACGCTAAAAGATTGATAGCTTCAAAAGTTAATGATAAAGCTAAGTTCTTTTCTACTTGTATAAAACTACCTGAAGACCCCTATAACAGTGCTTGAGGAAACAAAATGCAATTAAGCCTTTTTAATGCTTTACCTATAGGCAGTAATTCAAAAGTTTGTGCTAAGTGTAATGAATTAAAGCCTATGAGTTATTACAGACTATACAGAAGAGCAACAGGAGATAGGAACTCAAGAGATAGCAAATGTAAAGACTGCTCACGCCACTCTAATGCTGTCATAGCTAGACTAAGAAAGACCGCACCAAAACAATTAGGTGTGTGTGAGTGCTGCGGTAAACAACATGACCGTTTAGTACTAGACCACTGTCACGATAAAGAAGTATTTAGGGGTTGGCTATGCCCTCCCTGTAATTTAGGAATAGGAATGTTAGGAGATACTATAAAAGGAATAAAAGACGCTGTAGCCTATCTACAAAAAACTTGACAAAGATATAAGGTGCAGATAGAATACAACATATAAATAATAAAGGGGTGCAAAGTGAAACTAGAAGAAGAAGCTCTTATCTTTAACAGAGATAAAGAAGATGTCTTTGTTAAGAAGATGACAGTGCTATGTAACGACATAGATAACCTTGTTAGTTCCTACTTGCACCCCTGTAATGAACGTACAATAATAGAACAGAAGATACGTGAGGTTATCTTTTGGTCAAGGTATTGTTCAGACATGAACGGTACAAAGTAAATGTTTCACGTGAAACAAACCTAACCTGTAGTTCTAACAGTACGCTTGTTATCTAACTTTCTATCTTCAATAAAGCTTCTTAAACTAAGAAGTTCTCTGTAATTTAGATCTGTTACCTCTTTTTCTATACCCATCTCTTCAAGGTACTCTTCTAGGTCAGCCAGCTTTGTACCTGAACCTCTCTTGGTCAGTTTAAATAACAACCTGTGACGCCTATCGTCTGTGTTACCTCCTCTGTATATGTCGAGCATAGTTTTTTCTCTAGCTCTTTTTCTAACTCTTGTATTGTATATCTCTGTTTTTTGCTCAACACTAGCTTCCTTCCATTGTGGGTCAGCCAATACCCGTGCAGCATACTCCTCTAGGTTACTAGTTATAAGTCTATTCATAGTATTATTTGCTTCAGGAATATCAGAGACCATATTCTCTTTCCAATTAGGTCTACCAATTTCTCCTAGTACCCTATCTAAAGCTGTAGGCGGTGCATCTACCCTGTACCCAAATACCCTACCAATAGGAACGCCTCTGTTGCCACCCTCTGTAGCCCTCTGTGCTGTGTACTTAGGCTCTGTACGATTATCTCCTTCACCTATGTTGGCTAGGGCATCAAAAATACTTTCAACGTAACGTGTTGAACTTTTCAGATATTTACCACCAATCTTACGATCTGTTTCCGTATAAGCAGTTCCCATACTCATAGCTGCCATCTGATTAATAGGATCTAAGGGCCGAGAGAAGCCAGAGGCATACATAGACACAGTGCCACCCATCATAGCTTTAAATGCTTCAGCAACTTCTCCTGTCTCATTGGTAGCTATATCTTCAAACATATCCATGATACCTTTTGAAGTATCTCCTAGAGTTCTAGTTAAATTACCCACTCCAAATGTCTTTACAAAGTCTGCATACATTTCAGGAGGTACACCTTGACCATAGTAAGCTTCTGCTGCCAACCTGCCAGCACCTTTGTAAAAACTAAAGGGGAAGTCATACAGTCGTGATCTAATTTGACCGTCATCATCTCGCTCTTGATGCCAAGCCAGACCTTCTTCCATATTAACTCTCTCAGCTTGCATATTATAACCTACAAAAGTTAAACCTACAGCAGCCTTTGTGTACATCTCCATGAGAGACCTTGTTTTATCTTCTGGCTTCATGAAGTTTCTATAAACTATACTCATACCACTGTGATCTGCCATGAAAGCTATAGTGTTGTTAAAGAACTGCCCAAAAGGAATCATAGCACCTAAACCCGGTATCCCACGAAAGTCTTCTACTATTTTAGCAGCAGATTCTACCATAGTCCTGTTTTGCTTAAAGTCCCCTCCACCATATGACTTAGAGAAAACAGTACGTAAGGTATCATCTATTGCAAGTCTCTGTATGTCAAAGTAATCATTGCCACCCATTAGTTTCCAGTGCTTGGGTTCTTGCTCAAACCTTGGACCCTCGTCAGGCTTTCCTTTTATTTTAATCCTTCGTCCAGCAGCATCTGTCTTATCTACTGTTTCTGTCATGAACTGTTGATAGGTTACACCGTACTTTGTTCTAATCTGTTTGTCTATGTTATACATAAACTCTTGTGTCTTTGACATAATGTCAATAGCTTTAACACCATACACACTTTGAAAGAAATCAATGTACTTATCTGTTACACCTGTCTTCTCTAAGTCTTCAATCCCTACGCCTCAGTACTTAGATAAATCTTT